CGGATGTACGGGTATGACTACGGCTGGAAGGACCCGCGCGTGCTCATCGAGTTTGCGAAGACACCGTACGAACAGTACGCGGCGATAGACTGCTACTACGAGTCCGGCAAACCCGTCGAGGATGCGATTCAGTGGCTGCGGGACAACGACAAACCGGTTGGGCCGATTTACTGCGACCACGACCCCGAACACATCGATAAGTTCCGCCAGGCTGGCTACGGTGCCGAGGCGGCGACGAAAGACCTCGATCAGGGCATCTCTGAGGTCAAAGAGGTCCTTGAGACTGACGAGAGCGGTCGGCCGGGACTAATCGTCGCCGACCACCTGACCGAACTCATCCAAGAGTTCCAGAGCTACAAAGAGGACGATGTCGCGACCAGCCGGGCGGATGACCACTGCCTCGACGTGACGCGGTACGCGATCATGGGCGAGCGCTACAGCGGCGATCACGAAACCAAGCGTCGCCGGGGCAGTTCACGTGGACGGAGGACGATCACACGATGAGCAGGATATCACGCGGCTGGGACGCACTGTCGACCCGGCTCCGACAGACGGTTGAAACGCGCGTCCGACGACCCCGTCTCTCGCGCACGCAGCGAGAGGTTGAGGCGGTCGGTCCGGGTGAGAACATCGCTGACTACTGGGAGACGGTCGAGACGACGCCCATCATCCGGACGTCGTTGCTCAACTTCGCGTTCGACGTCGCCGAGCCGGGTCTCAGACTCGACGCTGACGGTGTCGTCGAAGAGTATCTCCGTGAACACTGGCTTCCGCAGGCGGCGGTGCTCAACGGCGAGCGCCACAAGCCCTTCGACCCACTCATCCCGATGGCGACCGTCCAGCGCTGGGGGCGTGGTGGGTTCATGCTCGAGCACGTCCGTCGAGACCCCCAAGACCCGGACAGTCTCATCACCGGGGTGAATCCGATCCGTCCCGAGACGGGTGTGTTCCAGACAATCGAGAACAAGAACATCCTCGTCGAGCCGGGTGACGTGGATGGTGGTCGCATCTCTCCGGAGCGGACGGTCAGCGTCGAATCCGCCAGACAGCGCACTGGAAATCTCTCAGAGACTGAGGTGGTGATGACAGCCCGCGACGAGCCCGCGGCGTTCATCCAGTGGCATCCCGACGCCGTCGTCACACGCGACGATCGAAACTACATCCCACTGTCGGTCAACGACTTCACGCGGACGGTTTTCGGCGGCGACGTCCACGAACTCTGGGGGACGCCAGTCACGGAGACGGTCGACGACGACGTCACCGGGTTCAAAAACATCCTTCGCGCTCACGAGGAGGCAATCCTCCGGAAGGGCTGGGGACTGTGGGCAATTGGCTTCGGTCGTGACGTGCTCGAATACGAAGAGGGTGGTGGCACGACCGTCACCGAGATTATCGAGTGGTCTGAGGGAGACCAGGAGGACTGGGTCAACGAGCACCTCGACGACATGGGTCCGGGCGACATCATCACTCATGACGGTGCGATCGAGATGCAGAATCTCGATTCCGAAGTGCCGGACGTCATCGATGACCTCGAGTTTTATGTCTCGAACATCACTGCCGCCATGCCGACGCCGAAATTCGTCGTTGGCTTCGAAGAAAACGTCAACCAGTTCGTCACCGAGGGGCAGACCGAGCGCTACGAACTCCTGCGCAACACAGAGCGACAGTCGCTCGCGACGTTCTTCACGGAGTTGTTCGAGGTGGTTATCGATCAGAATCTGGTCAAAAACTCACACGAAATCGACGGTCGGGAGTTCTCTGTTGATTCTGATTTCGACCTCGATGTCCGGATCGAACCGTCGTCTGAGGAAAGTCCCATCCTCTCGCTGACAGAGTCGCAAATCGAGAAAGTGGCGGTGTGGATGGATGCACTCTCGGATGCGAGCGGGTCGATGGAGCCATCGATGCTCGTCGACGAGGCCGTCTTGCGCGAGCTCATCCTCCAACTCCCTGAGAACTCAGGTCCGGACGTCGACGACCGCGTCCTCGACGAGGATGATGAGGACGTCCAAGCACAGGTCGAGGAACTCGAAGAACAGTTCGAAGAGGTGATGGGATGACTATCCAGGCCGATCCGCGTCACGGCCACGGTCACGCGCACACTCACGCCCGTGTTGGAATCGAAGCCGCCAGCCGTGAAGACCCATCCCAGACGGTGACTGCTCGGCGGCGATACGCCCAAAAGCTCCGGGGGGCGATTCGAGATATCCGTCAGGCGGCACGCGAGGGAATCCGTGAGCGGGACGTCCTCTCGATCGAGGCGGAGGCGCTCGTCGACGCGCCACCAGTGTTCGACTTCGAGCGTGATGCGGCTAAAGAAGAGGCGTTCCGGGAGTGGTTCGACGCCGTCGCCGAGCGAGAGGTCGTCGAAACGTTCGGTCGTGAAAACGAGTTCATCCGGAGTGGCTACGAACGCGGGCTCCGGAACGCCAATCGAGATCTCCGACAGTCGGGGATAGATGGTCTCGGTGAAATCGAAACGACGCTCGAACGCCCCATCCATCGCGAGCAACTTGAGGCGGTGTACACTCGGAACTTCCGTGCGTTGAAAGGAATCACCGACGACGTCGGGAGCGACATCTCCCGTGAGCTGTCGGAAGGCCTGGCCGCTGGCGAGGGCACCGACGACATCGCGAGACGAATTACGGATACGCTCGGGAGAGTCGACGACGGGACACCGCGTGGTGCGATGGCTCGGGCGACGACGATCGCGCGGACAGAGGTGTTGAACTCGCATCACAACGCAGTCATCACCCAGTACGAAGAGTTTGGGGTAGACCGCGTCGAAGTCCTGCTCGCACCAGACGCGTGTGACCTCTGTCTCGAGCTCGCTGCGGGCGCGCCGTACGACCCACGAGAACTCCTGTCCCAGCTCCCGCGACATCCGAACTGCCGGTGTGCGCCGGCAGTCCACACTTCCTGAAATCCATGACAGCGACACACGACATCCTGACCGAATCGAGTGGCTTCGCCGCCTTCGCCGTTGCAGAGGCGGCCGACACACGGCATCCTGACCAGCGCCGAGTCCACGGTGTGATTGCTGGCGTCGGCGACATCAGTCGCGGCCTGTCGGGCAAACTGACCCGCTGGCCAGCCGACGTCCTCGAAGACGCTGCTGAGCGGGACGTCCTGGTCGGGAAGCCAATCACGATTGCCGATGGCAACGACCCGGAGCAACATGTCGGCGTAGAGATGACTGACGACGGTCTCCAGCTGACGGGTGCCGTCCCGATGCACGCAAAAGTCGGAGAGATTACGGCGACTGCCTTCGACGACGGCGTCGGCTGGCTGTTTGAGGGTTTCATCGCCGACCGTCACGTCGAGGAGTTGGTCGAGCGCGGACTCGCACAGGTGAGTCCCGTCGTCGCTCGCGAAGTCGACCGTCTCGAAGACCACGACGAGGATATCCCCGACGGGGCGGTGTTGTGGGAGGCGACTGAGATTCACGAAGGCCGTGACCTGGCGATTGTCGCCGACGGCGGATTTCCGTCCAACGACATCACGCCGGGGGCGCTGCCCGACGAGGAATCCGCGGTCGCCGAGGCACTTGCATCACACTTCGGCGCTGAGGTTGGCTCTCAGAACGGTATCGGCTTCTCTGCCGACCTCTTCCGCATCCTCTCTCCCGAGGAGGATGATCGGTTCCAGGCCGACGTCCTTGGCATAGGTATCAACATGCCGAACGCTGGCGTCTATATCGACTGGAATATCGATGCGTGGCCGGATGATGAGCAGTTGGAGGGTCCGCATGTCAGTGACTACGATTCGATGGCGGACCTCGAGCAAGTGACGGAGGGCGTAATCGAACCGCTTGAGACGGTTTCTGCTGCAACCGCCGAAGCTGCAGCAGCCGGTGTAGGTACAGGCACAGAGACGACTCCGGCGGAACCCGGTGCGGACGGTTCGGGGGGTGATGACGGCCCGCACGATCCCACCGACGGTGGTGAGGGCCAGAGCACTCCGGATGCGGATGCGGACAACAAGAGGACTCCAAGTATGGACGACCTAACAGAAGCAGAACGCGAGCTGCTCGCCGTGGCCCGACAGACAGACGACCCGACAGTCGTCGAAGCGGGGACGGTCGAGCGACTCTCCGAACACGAGGAACTGATCGAGGCGGCCGAGTCCACCAAGGACCCGGCGGTCGTCTCCGAAACTGACTACGACGCGCTGCAGTCCCGAATCGAGACGATCGAGGACCTGCTCAACGAGGCACTAACCGAACAGAAGGGACTCAAGAAAACGACCGTCGAGGCGATGAGCTTCGAGGCCAAGGCAGCGGAGTTCGAGACGGAAGACGGTGGGCTGGAACTCGAAGCGCTCGCTCAGGTCCCCGAAAGCGGGGATGGTGGTGGGAATCAGTCTCCCGGTGGGTCTGGTGGTGTCACCGACGACGATCGCGAGCGCATCAAGAACATCAAGACGCGTCTCGACACAGCTGGGAACGTTCTCCCGCCGAAACACATCGAGAACCTCAAGCAGGAAGCCTGCGAGGCGGCTGGCGTCGACGACTACGACGCAGCACTGGAGGTGGTCTAAATGGCGCGCCAGGCAGGCGACACGCTGCATGCGAGCAGCGAGATTATCGGCCACGACGACCCGGACGAAAACACCGACGCTGGCGACGCCGTTGCCGTCGGTCCGGACGGTAATCTCGTCCAGGCTGATGGGACTGACGAACTGTTCGGCATCCGGGCACGGCTCCGGCAGTCGCGAGACATCGCATCCGTCGTCCACGACGGCGTCGTCGTCGCGCGCGTGGCAGATGGTGTAGAGGGTGGCGACGCACTCGACACTAGCGGCACGGTCGGCGAACTCGACGCGGAAGGGGGCGGCCCGGCGCTGGCACTGAGTGATGAGGGTGGGACATATCGCGGCGCGTCTATCCCTGACGGTCACGCCGCGGTCCTCGTGAGGTAATCAAGATGACAACAACAGCATCCGACGTCATCAGTCAGACTGACGTCCGCGCGATAGCAGAAAAGATTCGTAACCAGAAGTACCAGAACCGTCGTGCTTTCCGCGACCACGACGCCCAGGACATCAACAGCAACGACTTCGAGTTCCCGGTCCTCGAGACCGACCTCGATGGCGAGGCTGTCGAAGTCCCCGAGGGGTCGAACTACCCCCGTGGATCGATGGAATACGACGACGTCCGCGCGGTTTACACGAAGTACGGTGTTGAAATCGCCATCCCCGACGAGAAGGTCGCGGACAACGTCGTCGACATCGTACTCGACGGCAACGAGGACCTCATTCGTGCTGAGGAGAACCGCATCGATTTCATCGCCTACCAGGTGCTGTCCTCGAACGCGTCGGGCGACTTCAAAACGACCGACGTGGCCGGCAGTGCCATCGGCGACGACGACGGGACGTTCGTCTGGGAAGACATCGCGACGGCTCGCCAGGAGGCGTTCCTGCGCGAGTTGGACCTTTCGCAGGTCGAACTCTACGTCTCCGGGCAGAACATCACCGACTTCATCAACATGGAGGAGTTCACCCAGGCGAGCGAAATGGGTGACCAGGTCCTCCAGCAGGGCGTCCTCCCCGGCGGCGACATGCTCGGTGAGCAGGCGCTCCTCGGTGTGGCTGGTGACATCCCCGTCTACTCAACGAACACCGGCGACTACGACGAAGGCGAGGGTTACCTCGTCGACAGGTCCAACTTCGGCTGGGAATCGACGCGGGATGGCATGGACGTCGACAGCTACCGCGAGGAGGACAAAGAGCAGGACGTCTTCCGCGTTCGCGGGCGCTGGGACTGGGTCGCAACGCAGCCCACGGCCGCGATCCCCTTCGAAGCCTGATGACACGTCGCGACTGGCGTGCGAATCGTGCCGAGGGGCAGCGCAAGCGAATCATCCGACTGCTCGAGATGCAACTCGACGTCGACCCGAAGGATCAGTGTACGTACTGTGGCGAGTACTTCGACAACGTCGCTGCACACAAACCACACTGTGAGGCAAGATAATGCCCGAGGCAAGCCCTTCCGACGTTCGCGAGGAACTCGACACGGGCCTGGAGAATGAGGAGATAACCAAGCTACTGACACGGGTCGCTCGCGAAATCGACCGCGAGTATCCCGACGACGGTGACATCGAGTTCGTCGACGACGCTCACCGCCGGGATTTCGAGGCGCTGCTGGTTGCATATCGCATCGCGACCCGCCGCGATCGGCGTGCCGAGTCGGTCCAGACGGGCCGGACGTCGAAAGAGTACGAGACGTCGACGGTGTCGGCACTTCGTGATGACATCCGCCGCATGGACCCCGGCAATGCGTTCTCGACGGGGCGTGTCCGGCGTAACACTGACCGCGTCATCAACTCGACTGGGTCAGGATCATGAACTGGGGCATGTCGGTCACCGGCATGAGTTCAGTTCGACAGACGCTCGAGACGCTCCAGACGACGTGGAGTGGAGACACGCTCTACATCGCTGGCCCGACAGTTGAATATGCCGTCTTCCAGGAGAAGGGGACGCGACACATCGATGCTCGGCCCTTCATGCGTCCGGCAGCTGAAGCCGTCGGGGCGAATCCGTCGGCGATGCTCGACCAGTACGGCCAGGAGCCCGTCGAGAATGAGGCGATCGCGGTCAAAACAATCGCTCTCGCCGTCCAGGAAGAGGCCAAGCGGATTGCCAATCAGAAGGGAGTTCGCGATAGTGGCCAGCTCATCAGCTCGATCTCTGTGGAGCGTGTGCAATGAGTTCGGCTGAAGCGCGGTTGATTGCCAGCATGGGCCGGCAGTACACACTTGAGAACGCTCCACGAGGGGGCGGTGACCGCGAGACGCCGGACTACGCCGAGGATGGGACCGTGATGGCAGTCCTCGAACAGCGCCAGATGGCTCGCGTCGAGCGAGACAGCCACGGCGAAGAAATCGAAGTGAACCTCGAGCTCCGAGTGGCCGATGCTGACGCTGACCGGCTCCATGGCGCTGGCAGCGAGTCGCACTGGCCGACGCGTCTGGAGCATCCATCCGGTCGTGTGTACGAGGC